ATCTCTTCCATCTTTTTGGAGAATCAGCCTGAACTGGCGGTAACTGGCGAGATGGCTCAGGTGGATTGGCGTATTGGCAGAGAACAGCCCCGATTGGAATCGGTGGGTGTTGGGGGCTTGTCTTATGGGCCTTTGGTGGCTAGGTGGTGTGAACGTCATATGGGTATGACTTTGATGCCGTGGCAGGTTCATGCGTTGTCTGGGCAACTTGCTCATGATCAGGATGGCGCGTTGCAGTTCCGTGAGTCTTTGGTAAGTACGGCGCGACAGAACGGCAAGTCCGTTGCTTTGCAGGCGCTTATCGGGTGGTGGATGACGGAAGCACCGGGCATTCGTGGTGGGCCTCAGTCTGTGATGAGTGTTGCCAACAAACTTGACCGCGCCGAAGCCATATTCCCTTTGCTTGCCAACATTCTCTGTGAATCCTTTGGCGGTAAGAAGTTGGCTGCCATTGGCCGTAAGTCTGTCGAGATGCCTGACGGGTCACGCTGGGAGATTCGCGCTGCCACTAAGTCCTTGCATGGAGGCAGTCACGATCTGATTGTTTGCGATGAATTATTCGATATAGATGCTGAAGTTGTGGACTCTGCTTTACGGCCTAGCCAGATTGCGCGCAAGTCGCCACTGCTTTCTATGTGGTCTACAGCTGGTGATCAGAACAGTGAAACCATGATCAAGTTACGCCAGCAAGCCATAGCTGATATTGACAAGAACATCCCAAGCCTTTTCTATTTTGCTGAGTGGTCAATGCCCAGCCACCTACCAAATGACGAGAAAAATTGGTACTGGGCGAACCCCAGTTTGGGCACCACGATCACTATTGACGCTTTACGGGCCGTGTCAAAGAAGGACAGCTTCACACGTGCACACCTGAACCAGTGGATTACGGCTAGGGGTGCGTGGCTCGACTTGGGAATTTGGGAGAAAAACGAAACAGATATTGCTATGCCGGCAGGTGGCATTTTGTCTGTGGATAGTTCTGTTGATGACGCTCGTTATTGTGGCGTTCGTGCTGTTGAGATTGACGGGACAGTCATTGTGCAGACCGAGTTTGTAGTTGAGACAGAAGCCGATATGTGGACAGCCATAGCAAGGGTGATGGAGAACCCAGAAGTGCAGCTGTTAATCACACCTACATTGGATATCCACGTGCCGTTGGCATTGCGTAGGCGCACATCCCTTACTGGCTATGCAGAACTGACACGCTTTACAAGTCTTGTGCGCTCAATGATTCATGAAGGCAAAGTCAAGCACCACGGCGAAAGTCTGTTGGCTGATCATGTCTCAAGGGCAGTCCTTGTCAAAACCCCTTCTGGCGCTGTAGTCAGCAGTCAGCGTTCACCCGGGCCGATAGAACTATGTCGAGTCATGATCTGGTCAGTATCTGAAGTGTCTAAACCAAAGCAAAAGACAAAGCCGATGATGGTTGTTGTGGGTGGCTAAACTGCTAGCGGTATTGCTCTGGGCGTTGTCGGGATGAGCAGAGCAATACCACACATCGCAATCTGAAAGTGGCATACTTCCAACATGGGCATATTCAATAAGACAGTCACCAAAGCCGCTATCAGCCCTATGCCTCAAGTCCAGGCTGCCGTTGGGTATTCGCCAGTAGGCACATCATCAAACCCAGTACAGAACTATTACAACTACCTTGAAGGTCAGCAGCGTAATCAGGCCATGACCTTGGCAACGGTTTCTAGATCGCGTGACTTGCTCGCCTCAGTCATTGCTTGTATGCCACTCAAGATGTACGGCGAAATGTTTAACGATGCCACTGGCGAGATGGAAGAAATTCCATTGGCCCCACGTTCATGGCTACGCCAGCCAGACCCCAGCAATACTTACAACTTCCTTATGGCGTGGACACTTGATGACCTTCTATTTTATGGCCGCGCTATGTGGGTCATCCTTGAACGCACCCAAGATGGCTACCCCTCAAAATTCCGCCGCTTGCCTATGGGCTCAATCACAACGCAAGACCAGACAGGGCCAGTGTTCTTTGGCCCGTCAGAATCCATAATGTTTGCTGGCAACGAAATGGACTACCGCGATATTGTGCAATTCATCAGTCCTATTCAGGGCATTATTTACAGCTCGACACAGACCATTGCTACCGCGCTCAAGGTAGAAGATTCACGCTACAACTACGCCCGTTCAAGTATTCCGTCTGGCATCTTGCGCCAAAACGGTGGTGAACCCTTGTCAGCACAAGAGCTTGGCGAGATTGGCGCGGCGTTTAATCAGGCCCGTTTAACTTCACAAACAGCAGTGCTCAATGAGTTTCTGACCTACGAACCAAGCAATGCAACACCGGACAAGATGCTCATGATTGAATCGGCACAGTATTCGGCTCTCGATCTGGCGCGTCTATGCGGTGTTCCCCCCTACCTTGTAGGCGTTGCCACTGGCTCTTATGCCTACACCAGCAGTGAGCAATCACGCGCTGACTTGTACATCTTTGGCGTTAAGCCATACGCCGATTGCATCTCGGCAACTCTCAGCATGAACAATGTTCTGCCACGTGGCACCTACTGCAAATTCGACACCAGTAGCTACTTGGCTGAGAACTACGCAGCCGACAAAATGTCCGACACCGATATAGAAGAAAACACACAGGAGTCTCTTTCATGATCCGTTTAACTACCAGCACTTTTACCGTTGATGCCGCAGCAGATGACGGAACACCTAAGCGCACCATCACTGGCGTAGCCCTGCCATACAACGTGGAAGCCACAGTCTCAGGCGGGCAAGTTGTTTCGTTCTTGCCGGGCAGTTTGCCCACAGACGGCAAAGCCCCAAAGCTCTACATGAGCCACGACTCGACACAGGCCATCGGCTTAGTCAGCGAAAGAGTAGATAGCCCAGAGGCCATGTACTTCACAGCAAAAGTAAGCAGCACCACCTTGGGCGATGAAGCCCTAGTGCTTGCAGCTGACGGAGTTCTTGATTCCGTATCGGTTGGCGTGAACCCAACAGACTTCAGTTTCAATGAGGAAGGCGTAATGATCGTCAAGGCAGGCGATTGGCTTGAGCTCAGTTTGGTACCCCAAGGCGCGTTCAGCGGTGCTACCATCACAGATGTTGCAGCGAGTATCCCCACTTCAGAGGATGATCTAAGCAATAATACAAACACGGCACCCGATGAGCCTGAACCCACAGAGCCAGAGGAAGAAATGTCAGAAACCCCAGCACCAGAAGTTATTGAAGCAGCAGCACCATTGTTTGCAGCAGCCAAGCGTGAACCACGTTTGCCAACAGCAGGCGAGTTTGTCGCGGCCATGCACAAAGGTGGAGAAGTAGCAGCAACAGCACAACGCATTTTTGCTGACTACCGCGCATACCACCAAAGCCCAATCGAAGCGGCAGCTGGGGACAACGTCCTGAGCAATGACGCAGGCATCACCCCGGTTCCAATTTTGGCTCCCGTGTTTGCGGATATCAACTACATCGCTCCAGTGTTGTCAGCACTCGGAACTCGCGCGATGCCAAACAGCGGAGCGGGTTCAACCTTCATACGCCCGACTTGGACTACCCACCCGACAGTGGCCCAGCAGACAACAGAGCTCACAGCAGTGTCTGCAACAACCGCAGTCATTGCCTCAAATACCGTCAGCAAAGTGACATTCTCTGGCAGTGCCCAGCTCTCATATCAGGTATTGGACTTTACGGATCCCAACGCAATGGACATCATTGTGCGCGATCTTGCCGGGCAGTACTTGACAGCCATTGACAATTACGCTGCTGACAATCTTCTTGCAGCAGCAACTTCAGCTGGTGTTTGGGACTTGTCAGTTACTGACTTGATGAAGTCAATCTATGACGCAGCAGTTGTAACTTCAGCAGCCACGAACTACTTGCCTACACACATCTTTGTAGACCCAGCAACATGGGCACTGATGGGCCAACTTGTGGACACCACAAACCGCCCAATCTTCCCAAGCATTGGTGCACCGGGACTCATGGGTATGAACAGCCTTGGCGCTGGTCAAGCAACTTCATGGTCAGGTATGAACCCACTCGGTTTGCAAATCGTGGTGGACAACAAGTTTGCTGCCAAGACCATGGTCATCATGAACCAGAACGCGTTTGAGATCTACCGTCAAGACCGTGGAATGTTGTCAGTAGAAGTACCTTCAACACTCGGCCGCCAGATGAGCGTGTTCGGTTATGCAGCAACTTTTGCAGCTAACTCAAACATGATCCAAAAAATCACACAGGCTTAGTCCGAAAGGCGGTTAGCCGCCATGGCTACATACACAGTCACTTTCAAGCAACTGCTAGACAACTATGCAGTGCTACAAACACTGACCGATACTGAGATAGAGGTGGGGCAACCCATCACTGTCGCCAGTGTTGCTGCACCTTTTAACGGCACGTTCGTTGTTTACGCACAACCTTTGTATGAGTACATCGGAATAGACACTGAAGGCAACTTGCTATTCGATAGCAATAAGCCAATCCCGAATCAGGTTCTGTTCCCTTGCACAGGTGCGAATGTTGATCGCATAGCAACAGCCACTGGCACCATGACCTACACGCAAGTTTGCACGTGGATCACAGCTGCACAACTCGAGACATATTTGTCAGTAGACATCACAGACCCGAGCGATGACTGGACACTTCTTACCCAGTCAGTTTCAGCAGCCAACGCCTTCTGCTGGCGTAGACGACAAGAGTCTGGGTACACGGGCGATGCGCTTGGAACCTCACCGGGTGGTGACTGCACCCTTGGCGTTCTGATGTATGCAGCGGCCTTGTGGCGTAGCCGTGGCTCTGTGCAAGACACCTTTGCCACCTTTGACGGAATGGGCACTGCAAGCGTCTCAGCAATGACCCCAATGATTAAGCAACTCTTGGGCATCTCACGCCCTCAGGTGGCGTAGTGGCCTTTACAGACCTTCTTAACGAAGCCATAGATGATGTGGCAGCAAAGATTGCCACAGTCGCTGGCATCAGGGTGGTAACTGATCCCACCAAGATTGTGCCCAACTGTGTATTCATTGACGCGCCATCGTTCACAACCTTTGCAGGCAACGGCAACGTGCTTAATGTGTCGTTTCCAATCAAGGTGCTTGGCTCAGGCCCAGCGTCACTGCCAGTGCTACGCCAACTGCTGAGCACCACAGCCAAAGTCATCTCGAGCAATGTGATCGTGATGAACGGCCAGCCCACGGCATACCTTATTGGTGGTGCAGAATATCCTTGCTACGACCTAGTAGTATCCGTACAGGCACAGACAGCGTAAGGCGAATCATGTACACAATCATTAGTTCAAGAATCGGAACACCGGGCGACAAGTTCGAGCCTTCCGAGGACACCAACATTGAAGCCCTCATTGAAGGCGGCTTTATCAAATCCGACAAAACCCCATCTAAATCTGCTAAAACAGAAGAAACATCTCTAGGAGAGTAAACCATGGCTTCAGCAACATACCTTTCAAACCCCGGCGTAATGATTAACAGTGTCAATTTGACGGATATGTGCACTAGCGCAACCGTTCGAAATCGCGCCGAGGCTCTTGAAGCCACTGCATTTGGAAGCACATCAAGGTCATTCGTGGCTGGTTTGTCAGATCAGGAAATAGTGCTCGACCTTTACATGTCCTATGCCGCCACTGAAACTTACGCAACACTTGCAGGTCTTGTCGGCACAGTTACCACCGTCAAAGTTGCAACAACTGACGCTGCTTTAACTACCGCTACTGCGACAGCCCCCCGATTCGAATTAGTGGGCACGTATTTAGAAGAGCTACCAGTCATCGATGCAACCATGGGTGAGCTCAGCACCATTTCAATTACGTTTCGCGGTGGGGTTCTTTCCACCATTGTTTCTTAACTAAACCAACAAGGGAAACCCGACATGAAACTAGAGCTGCGCGCAGACATGGGCGAAGGCCCATTCACAGTAACTACCAACCTTTGGTGTGTTACCCAATGGGAACGCAAGTTCAAGACCAAAGCGTCAGAGATGGCTAACGGCATTGGCATTGAGGACTTGGCGTTTCTTTGCTGGGCAGCGTGTCAAACCCACGGCCAAGTCGTTCCGATTGTCTTTGATGACTTCATTAAAAAATTGGTCAGCCTTGAAATTGTTAGTGAGGAAACTGACCGCCCTTTCTCCGAGGCACCTACCGACATTCTCTAGCGGGGGTGCTTATTGCCACAGGCTTCTGGCCACGTGAGATAGAGTTCACAACTGACGACCTCTCGACAGTCATCAAAATGATTAATGAAAGTCGGAAGAAGTAATGAGCGCAAATGTCGGTATCGAAGTTCTGGGCCTGAAAGAGGCACTAAAGGAACTCAACCGCATTGACCCAAAACTCAGGCGAGAAATTACCCGTGACTTCAAGCAGATTGTCAAGCCAGTAATCACCAAGGCTGAAGCGCTACTGCCCAGCGGTGCACCACTGTCGGGCATGGCACGATCATGGAAGGGCAAGTCAGGCGCTGACATTATGAGCTGGATGGACAACCGGGTCAAAAAGAACCTCAAGCCCTTTACCAGTGGCAAGCAAGTTCGTGACTCTTTTAGTGGCTACCGCCAGAACCTTGGCGTGTTCGGTGTGCGTTGGGCTGGGCCTCAAGCCACAATCTTTGACATGGCAGCAGAAGGACAACTATCTGAGAACCTGACTGCCAAGTACGGCCAGCCTTCACGTGTTATTTACCGCGCTTACAATTCCGCGTATCAGGATGTAAACCGCCAAGTGACTGAGTTGGTAAACAAAGTCATGAAACAAACCAACAATGCAATGAGGATCTAAATGAGTGTCGTACTTAACATCGTCTCGGCTTTTGATGAAAAGGGAATCAAAAAAGCGCAGAAGGCTTTTTCACAGCTTGAAACCACGACACAGAAAGCGTCTTACGCCTTAAAGCAATACGGTGGCCCTGCAGCTATCGCTGCCATTGGTGCTATTACCGCTGGACTTACTAAAGCTGTTAAAGCAGCTGCTGAAGATCAAAAGAGCCAGGAACAGTTAAAGATTGCGCTCGAGAACACTGTCGGCGCTAACAAGTTGCAGGTCGCTGCCGTGGAAGATTCCGTTACGGCGCTCATGTACCAAACAGCCACGGCTGATGACGCTCTTAGACCGGCACTTTCCAAACTAATCCGAGCAACTAACGATGTCACACAGGCACAGCGCTTGCTAAAAATTGGGCTAGATGTGGCCGCTGGGTCAGGCCGTAGCCTCGAAAGCGTTACCACCGCGCTTTCACGTGCGGCACTTGGCAACTTCACTGCCCTTACTCGCCTTGGTATTCCTCTTGATCAGAACGCTGTCAAAGCCAAAGACCTTGACGGTGTACTTGGCAGTCTGTCCGCCTCTTTTGCTGGCGCTGCCTCAAAGAACGCCCAAACTTTTGAGGGTCAAGTCACCACGTTAAAAATTGCGCTTGGCGAACTTGAAGAAACAGTTGGCAAGCAACTAATTCCAATTCTTGGCGACTACGCGCAAGTCCTTGTTGATCTAACTACTGACACACAGGGTGCTGAGTCCTCTACTAAAAAATGGTTTGACCGGATTGCTACTGGCATCCAAGAAGTTGCTAAGAATACGCCTGCCCTTGGGCCTTTGCTTAGGGCCGTGGGTCTTGTAAATAGTGAGGTGCGCGATCAGGCAGCAGCTCTAAGGCAGAACAGCCAAGTGACTAGTCGTGTCACTAAGAACATTAAAGACCTGACAGTTGCTGAGGATGACAGCGCCAAATCCACTAAGGCTGCAAGCGCTGCCAAAGACAAGGCTGCTGCTGCTGCTAAGAAACACGCCGCTGCCTTGGCGAAGGCTAAAGAGGCTGCCGCTGAAATGAAGCGCCAGGCTGAAGAACTAGCGCAAGCAATACAAGACAAACTGAACGCCCAGCTTGATGATGCCACAGCCAAACTAGCTGACGCTCAAGGCGCTTTTGATTCTTTCGGCAAAGGCGTAGGGCAAGCCATCATTAGTGGTTTCAACTTTGCTGATGCCCAGTCAGAGATTGCCGGCAACGCTGCCGATGTTAAGACCGCGCTCGCCAAGCAAGCAGAGGCTCAAGCCAAGGTAAACAAGGCACAGGCTGACTACAACTTCTTTAAGCGTGACGATTACGCACAGTTACTGGCTGACGCTATGGGTGATCTGGCTCTTGCCACTGATGAAGTAACCGCTGCACAGGCTAAGCCTCAGACGTTCTTTGAGTCCCTTAACAAGCAGGCTGACAAGGCCAAGAAGTTTGGCGAACTGGTCAGCAGGCTCATGGCCGCCAACCTGAATGAGGCAGCGCTACAACAAGTCTTGGCTGCTGGTGTTGATGGCGGTACTGCTATTGCTGAAGAAATCCTTGGCTCTGCTGATGGTGTTCTACGCGCTAATGATCTCACTGCCTCGATGACAGACCTTGCAGACAAGATGGCTGCCAAGTCAGCTGCTAAGTATTACCAAGCAGGCGTGGACAGCGCTAAGTCTTTCCTTGCTGGCATACAGGCAACTATGGGCATAGCCGCATCTGGCATCCCAGACATCTCTGGCTTTGATATGTCGGGAATTTTGTCTGGCATTAACTTTGGCATGGGTACTCTTATGGCCGATGGCGGCATCGTGACACGCGCTCAAACAATTACTGCCGGTGAGGCTGGGCCTGAGGCAATAATTCCCCTTGACCGCATGGGCGAGTTTGGTTTTGGCGGTGGCGGTGCTGGCGTAACAATCAACGTCAATGGTGGCGACCCTAACGCGGTAGTAAATGCGCTACGCACTTACATGAGGCAGAACGGGTCTATCCCTATCAAGGTAAGTAACAACTACTGATGCCACAGAACTACCAAGTTTCATACTCTTATGAAGGGCTAGCACCTACTTTTATTCCGCTGACCAATGTGCAGTCGATTAGTCTCAGCACTGGCAGGCAACGCCAGTTAGATCAGTACAACGCCAGCACTGGCACTATTGAGATTAGATACCCCACTGGCTATGCCAGCCCACTGACATACCTCATACCGGGCAATTACATTCGCGTAGAGAACCTAACCACTGGCATGGTGCTGACATCGGCTTACATCAGTAATACTGTCATTGAGTACGGCATTCCTTATGTTGGCGGTGTCGGGAACTCAGACAGGCTGACAGTTTCCATTGAAGGTGTTTTTGCACAGCTGGGTCGCCAGCAGGGTGAAGGCTACGCAATGCCAGCAGACACGCTGTACGACCAGCTCGACATTGCTGGTGGCGCTTCTAGCGTTCCCATGAACACTGCCGTGACCAACACTCAACCGCTGTCTGGTACCACAGTGTCAAGCACGTGGGGCGACTGGCTTAACAAAGTGTTGCTGACCCTTAACGGCCGTTTGTGGGACTTTGACGATATCAACATGAGAATTTCCACACCTTTTGAGCAAAAGGTTGGCACGATTAACTTTAGTGATGTGGCTAACAATGCCACCAATCAGGTGTACAACGCTTTGAGCTTCGGCTCTTACGGGGACAACTTCTACACACAGGTCACTGTTGATCCTGAAGGTTTTGCACCAGTCACAGTAGACACAGGCGTTGGCGGTAACTACCGCACATTGTTGATGAACACCCTTAACGCCAGCACCAGCCAAGCCACAGACTTTGCCAACTATCTGCTAAGCAACTACAAAAATCAGGACTTCGAGTTGCTGTCTATTAGTTGCCTTGCTGAATCCCAGGCTGTGTTCAAGCTTGACCAAATATCGGCTTACTATCCCGGCTACGGAGTAGAAACTGGCTTTGGTTCTTTGCCCGGCACTCAAGTCAATGTCACGTTCCGTGGCACTGTGTTCTCATGCGTCATTGAAGGCGCAAGCATGAGCGCTACCCCTGAGTCCTCTACTTACACGTACTACGTGTCGGGTGCTGATCTAAACGCTTATCTGTTGCTGAACAATGCGGTGTTCGGCAAGCTCGATAACAACAAGTTAGGATATTAACTATGGCTACACCAACAAACCTGCCAGCAGCGCAAACCACAGGCAATGTGCTAACGGCTGCCTATGTCAATGACCTGAGAGGCGCGTTCCGTGTCTTGCAGGTAGTTCAAGGCGTGACTAATACGCCCGTTAGTAGCACTACAACTACCTACGTCGATAGCGGTCTTACCGCAACCATTACGCCACAATCAACCTCAAGCAAGATTCTTGTCCTAGTCAATCAAGTCGGCGGCGACAAGAACTCGGCCAACGTGAACAACGCCATCAACCTCCGTTTAGTTCGCGGCGCTTCACAGATAGCCCTCATTGCTCACAGTGCTGGTTACACAGGAACGCTTCTAAACCTACGAATCGCGGCAATGAGTACTTGCTATTTAGATAGCCCCGCTACAACATCGGCAACAACATACAAGACACAATTCTTCAGCAACTCCGGAGTCAGCGGTTGCTCCCTCCAAATTGGCGGAGACCTTTCCACAATGATACTTATGGAAATTTCAGCATGACGCACGACGAACTCACCCAACTATTACTAGACGCAGGCTTTGACAATGGCTGGGCGTTGTCAGGTGACACCCTCATCCTTTGGGAACACGACACAGAACCACCAGCACCACTAACACGACCAGAGGCAACAGATGAAACGCCTATTGCTGATTAGCGCCACCCTCATAGCCCTCACAGGCTGTGCAGATCGTTTCCGCTACCCATGCCAAGACCCAGCCAACACCAACAAACAAGAGTGCCAATGCGAACAACAACCACGCACCAAAAACAAAGCCCTAGGCGCTGTCGAGTCCGCAATAACCACCACCACCCTTAAAGAAATCCTAGGATTTGACTGCTAATGAAACTAAGACCACGACTCACCAACGAAGAAATTAAGGCACGTTTAATCCTTGCCGTAGGCATTGGCTTAACCGTTGTATTTGTCATGTCTATCGGCTTCATGCTTTACGGCCTGCAATTCGTCACCCAGCCACGCGTCATGTCCGAAGCAGATCAAGAGGCTTACTCGGTACTTTCCCCACTGCTCATGTCCCTCTCCGGTGGCCTACTCGGGATGCTTGCCGCTAACGGACTCAAAGACAAGGAACCAAAACCATGAAAACAACCGTGTACACAGTAGGCGCAACCACACCAGTGCTAATTCACAGCACCAGTTTCGGTGCCCAAACCATCTACATCCAAGCCACCACACAAGATGTCCACATCGGTGGCTCCAACGTCTCAGCCGCTGTTGGTCTCGATGTCGCCAAAAACATCACGACACAGATATTCCTTGACGATCAAGAAACGCTGTACGCATTAGCAGCTACAGGAACGGCAACAGTTAAAGTGCTGTCCCCGTCTAACTCATAATGGCAAGGCAATACAGGTACTATCCAGCATGGGATGGCAAAGTCACCCAGCCAATCACTGCCAAGTGTTTAGAGCTGTGCCAGAAGCGTTACAAAGTGACCAACCTAGGCACGTATGTGAATCGCCCAATGCGCGACAAACCAAACCTCAGCACCCACGCCACTGGCTACGCCATGGACATTGGCCACAGCGACATCAAAGTGCTTGAAGCCATCTGGACATTCTTTGTCACAAACTCACTGGCGCTCAAGGTGCAAGAGGTGCATTTCTACAAGATGCCTGGCACCAAGTATGGTGCTGGCTATCGCTGCTCTCGCGGTGAAGGCATGGCAGGGGTTGTCAAGTACAAGACCAAAGAAGAATCTGCTGGCACAGGCGGATTATGGATCCATCTGGAATTGGAAAAGCAAGATATCGAGCACTTTGAGGCAGAATTCAGAAGGCTGAAACCAGCCTGATTAGAACTCCCAGCCACTGTTTGAGCGGTGCTGGGGCTAGGTGGTGGAGAGTAGTTTGTTTCCATTGGCGAAATCCACCACCGACTTCTCAAATTGTGTATAGTCATCTCTAGCCACTCAAAGGGCTTTAACAAAGGAAACAAAATGTCACGCATGAAGGATTACCTCTTAGAGGATCTACCACTGTTCCGGTCTACAGACCCAGACACATCACGCCAAGTCAGCCCCATCAGAGTGGGCACCCACCGCGCCATTTTGCTGGAGCAGTATTACTACGCAACTCTTGGCCTGACCGATGAAGAAGCAGGCGCTCGAGCTGCGCTGGCTGGTCACGAAATAAAGGGCTACTGGAAGCGCTGTTCAGACTTGCGCACCATTGGACTAATCCAAGACTTAGGCATCCGTAGAGCGCTTCTGAGCGGTTCTCAGGGCATTGTGTGTGGCATCACCCAAAAGGGTATGGACATGGTTAGGGGCTGGGCATGAAAACCTACACCTACGAACAAATGTTCATTGCCGTACTGTTTGGCTGGTGCCTCTCATGGGCCTACTTCAAGGTAGCCAACCGATACTGGAAGCGCTAATGCTCCCCACATGGGGCTATATAGCCCTAAGGTCTAAAGATAAGAAAATCATGGTGCAGGTCTTTACCGACCTGTCCACAGGTCTGATTGAGTACACCCAAGTCTGCACACGTGCAGAGTCTTGGCACTTATGGGGGCCGCCAACAGAA